TTGTTGTTTGCATTCATAAACAGAAATCGTAAGTCTAAATCTGGATGCTGTTTTCTAATTAGTAAATGTTTACCTCTATCTTGTGACGTAAACAAACCTTTTACCTCAATGTAAAAACCTTGATCTTCTAAATAAAAATCTGGTGTATATGTACTGTGTCTTACATAATTAAAATTAACTTTTTCATATAAAAAGGGTACTTTGTTCTTGGCTAATTGATTAGCTATATCTAATTCAAAATTAGACCGGTATCCATGTGCTCTTTTCAAGTGCTCTCTTCCTTATCTTTTGGTAAGTATATCATGTAAAATGAACCACATTTAGGACAGGATAGATTTGTTGACATACAATAATCTTCCTCTTCTTCTTCCATATCATGATCACCACCCCATATAACTTCAGTTCCACAATGCCAACAGTTCACTAATCAGACCTTTTTAATTTTATATCTTTTGGTGGATAGGCATCAAACAATGCTCCTGATTCATCTACAGCAAAGTTAAATATATCTGGGCAGTGTTTCTTCATCTTCTCTAAATTCTCTGTCCACTCTGCCATGTAAAAACAAACTAATGCACCTCTTGTTAATACTCTCTGTACTTTAGTTAAATCTTTAGATAGAAGGTCAATCTTTTGATCGTAATCAAAATCATTCCACATGCCTCCTTCGTAGAAACTTTTACATACCCTTATAGGAATAGCTGAAAAGTTATTTCTCAATTCCCTTATAATATTTGTACCCCCTTTTTTATCTTCAGAATCTGGGTAAGCATACCACACATTATCATTCATATAAATATCTGAAAAGCTAACATCAGTCTGAAAATAAATAGCCATTATATCTCCCTTTTTTTAAGTTTACTGTACCATACAGATTTTGGAAAACGTGCTGTAGATCCTACTTTCCTATGCATAATAGCATTAGGCCAACATGTCCTCTTAAAATCACAAAATCCACAAATACTTGATAGCAATTTATTTCCTGTCTTCTTAACATTCTTATCTTTATCTTTGTATGTTTCTTCTGTATCTGTAAAACATCTTTTAAATTTCTCACCACCTAATAAAGCTTTTAAGTTCTTCTTTGCTAAATCAAGTGCTTCTTTTTTATCTTCTTCTTGTAGTTCTGGAGCTTCACATACCACCCACTCACCACTTGCTTTGTTAATAACTATCCACCCACCAAAATCTTTATTCTTTGATTGGCTGTACAGGTATCCTTGAGATATGTATCCAAACACATCATCTTCTTTTATTTTCTTATACCCTCCCATATCTCCAAACTTATGATCAAAAGCATAAGGACTTGCAGATTTAATATCCCATACTTTACCATCTATTTCAACATCCAACGTACCAGAAACAGAATGATTACCTAACTCTAATTTTACAGCTTCCTGTTCTGCTTCTATATTTATACCTGCCGATTTCATTACCAAAATGGCAATAGCTTCGACAAGATCACCAAACATAAAACGAACTAAGGAATTGTACTCAAAGTTTTTCTCTGCACCATCTCGTTCCATCTTCTGTTGACACAAAGGTCTACCTAAAGAAGACATACGAGGCCTCCATTTGCTGTCCTTGTTAGCAAACTGACGTACTACAGATGTAGCACAAGCCTCTTTAAACTCTTCTACAAGTTTGGGATCTAGATCGGCCCCTTCTTTTGAGACACGATCTAGAAACCCTTGTACTTTATGTAGTATAAGATTATTCATTTACTACGGAGTCATACTCTATTTTATCTCCAGATGAATGATATGCTTTCATAACAGTATCATTGTATCCTTTGACAAACTCCATAAATGATCTCATACGAGCATCATCTTCTTCACTCCATGTCACTGACTTCTGAGGTGTTAGCTCTGCATGGAAGTAGATGTTTCCACCTTTCTTCTTCCGTACTGAAGACAGCCCAATATTCATCAGCCACATAGGTTGCTTCTGTCTACTGAGACTCTTTAAGCAGTCAGCCACAGGTGTAAAGTTAGCCCCTTTTGCGTACCATACACAAGGAACATCTTTAACAGTAGTTTTACTACCATCTTTATTTACAGCATTCTCAAAAGATACTAGACCGTAAAGATTTTGAGTACATTTAATACTCTTCTGTACAGCCCACTCTGGACTATCTTTTGGCAATGCCTCTAAGGTATTGTAGTCAAGTTTCCCACACTTCTTACCTCCTGCAGTGTCATAAAAGTCACTACCAAAGGAAGGAGCCTGTACTGTTTGGCAAGAGAAAGCACCAGCTTCATTATCCCAAACAAAGTAGGAATAAGTACGCATAAACACACGCATAGTAGCTTTCTCACCATATACAGGCCCTTCTGGTGGGGTAGTCATGCTGAACCAGCCTCTTGGAAGAGCATTACCATCAAAATCTTCTGTAGCATGATTAATAGCTAATCTGCTTACAGATGCTTTTGTAGTATTGTGATCCAATTGACCAGTCAGTTTCATTAGCTCCTCTGTAGAAACCTTACTTAGATTTTCTGGCAGAGCAGTATCCATTGTGGTTATTTCAGTCATGATTTATATATCTCCTTCATGTCTAACCAATTGTTACCTATTTTAATCTCGATTCCTATCGGCATATCATAATCAACATTGTATCTTTTCTTACACTCTTCAGGTAAAGACAACATAGCTTCTTTCATTGTCTCTACAGCTAAATCCTGTTCGTCTGGATGCACATCAATTACAATGGAATCGTGAACCGTATTACATATTATACTAAGCATTCTCTTATCTGTCAACAACTTTTTTAACTTAATTAATGCAATAGGCAGGAGATCGGCTGTAGCAAACCCTTGTACAGGATAATTTTTTATTGCTGTAGAGTTAGATACTCCACCGTACCTCATTCTATATACATTATTAAAGTTATAATATCGACCTGATGGAAGTGTAATACGATGATTAGTAATGGCATCATTCTGTAAAGTCTCATGCCACTGTGCTATCTTATTATACTTCTCTTTAAATGCCCGATAATACTCCATCTGTTTTGGTGTACCTAAAAACCCTCCGTACAAAGGCTTAAACGTATCGGCCTTTGCCTCTTGCCTAGTTACACCCAGCACAGATGCTGTAAATGAATGTACATCAACATCATTTCTGACATCTTCGTACACTTTATTATCCTTTGCTAAAAAGCCGGCAACCCTAAACTCTAGCTGGGAATAATCTCCTTCAAGTATATATCCACCCTCCCATCTGCTAACTACTACCTTACGTACAGGAAACGTACCACCTCGTGGCATGTTCTGGAAGTTAGGATTCCTAGAAGATAATCTTCCTGTAGAGGTAACACATTGCATATAATGTGGATGGATTCTACGTCTGTCATCTAAACCTTTTTCTATTCCTTCTATAAAGGTTTTCAAATAAGTTTTAATTGCATTGTATCTTATATAGCTTTCCATGAATGTTTTTTGTTCTGGCTTGGCTGTAACTACTAAACCTTCTAAAGTAGGCCTATCTGTTTTAAAACCATGTACAGTAAGATCTAATGTATTTCTTGGTTGCATTCCTAATCCTGCAAAATCTCTAGTTTGCCTGTAGATAACACCTGTTTTGTTACAGGACTTACAAATACGTTTTTGCTTACCTACTGTACCATCTCTCTTCAAAGCAAACTTATATCCTATACCATTACATGCTGTACATCTTTGCATAACCGTCTTAAACAAAGGTTTGGTTAAACGTACTATACCCTGCTGAAATGCCTGTACACTCATAGTCTTTGGTCTTCTCTTCTTTCTTGTGTTACCTCGTAACTCATAGCCTAAATTAAAATTACTAGCCCATTGTTTTTTATTCAGTACAGCCCTAGAAAATATAATTTTAGATCTATCTTCTGGACTATCTAAATTGACAGGAGTATCACCCATCAACTGTTTAACTTCACTGTTAAGGTACTTTTCTAATTCCTGTACTTCTTTTGTATAGGTAGCCTTAATCTCTAACAAATTTTTAAGACTTATTTGTAACCCACTGTTCTCTACATCACACAGCACATCACAAAACTCATTCATCAGATCATTAGTATTCTTGAGGGAATTAGGCATGTTACTTAACTGTGCTTCATATAATTCTTTTGTTATCTGTACATCTGCTTCACCATATTCTTTAACTATAGGCCAAGGTATGCTCTCAAACGACACATTTTTTTTCATATATTCTTCGATTAAACCAGTTTTCTTTTGTGGCAGTGCATATCGTTCACAGCACTTGGCTAGTGACAATGGAACCTTCTCCCCCCCATGCAATATGTATTCTGCTATCATAGTATCATGAACCTTGCCTGTATAGAAAAACCCACAAGCTCGTAACCACTTTAGATCAAACTTTATGTTATGACCAACTAATAGATCTGTACCATCTAAAACACTCTGTAGAGTATCCCTAGCTTTTTCTGTAGGCTCTTGATCTTTGTGATAGAAACATAGATAATTCTGCTCATCTCCACATATATAACCAACAGACACCAACATGTTTCCTGTATAGGGATCAGCATCAGACTTCTTATCTTCGTTTACACTGTATGTTGTTTCTATATCTAACCAAGTTATTTTCATCTTATTACTACCTCTGCATCTGTTTCAATCCATACCTTTGCCCCACAAGATAAAGGTTTAGTTGGTCTGTACACAACAATGCTCTGGCCTAGTATCTGTACTTCATTACCATAAACATTTTCTTTATAAGTTTTAACAGTTATCACAGGTTTATTTGTCCCATGTTTCTGATTAAATTTTATATTATGTTGATTTACATGTATTCTTTTTTTCATTATGGTAAATACCTAGCTTTCTGTATATCTATTCGGCATGTAATTGTACCATGCCAACCAGACAACTTATTTTTAGATACACACAGATGACGGATGTAATCTTCCTCATCTCCAAAGTTTTTGCCTATACCTATAATAATATCGGCTTCGGCTGCTTTTCCTGTCTTGCTGTTCTCTAACATACTAAAATCTATCTCCTGTCTATTATGTGCATCATAAGATGCTTGAGATACTGCCCAGAGCATACAGTTATGTCTTTTTGCTATAGCTCTGGAACTTTCGTATACAGCTCTTAGCTTTTCATCTAGTCGTGAGTATGCACCACTGATTGCTACTTTGTCAAGCTGATCTACAAAAATAATATCTGGTTTGTTTATCTCTACAAATTTATCTATTTCACGAATAGAGATTTCCCTGCCTTCTAACATAAATAAATTTTCTTTTATCTGCTTGTCATATATCTCATTATAAGTCTTAATATTGTCTTTTAACTCACTGACATTCTTACCTAAATAGGCACAGAAAACTCTACCCTTGACCAACCGGCCCGGTTCTTCATTTGCAAAATATGCTACTTTAAATCCTTGTTTTAAATATTCGGCAACTAAGTAAGAGCAAAAAGTAGTCTTACCTGTTTCTGGCCTAGCAAAAATAATGCCAAGATTACCTCTACCTACACCCCCAACTCTATCCTGTAGAGACTCTAACTCAAAATGAAACTCAAAACCTTTTTCATGTGTTTCTAAAAAGTCAGCAACATCATCTTCTACTCGGCTGTAATTTGTACTGTCCTCTGGCTGTTTGTTGATAAGTTCATCTACAAGAACTCGTAACCCCTCATAGTCACCTTCATTACCCAACCAAATATCAGTAGCTTTCGATCCTATCTTCTGAGCTCTGTCTCTTCTCCAGAAATTTACGATTAAGTCTTGCATCATCTCAGGATTGTCTTGTACATAGTTGGTTA